AACAGAAGCGTAGCCCTCTAAAATCATTTCGTTTTTGTTTTCTTCTTCTGCTGTGTTAATCTCTAAACTTGCATTTCTGACTTCTATTGTCGCCAAATCTCTATTTTTCTTCTTCATTGTCTTTCGTTCCTATCTGATATTTGTTAGCATTTTTTAAGTCAACATAATTAAGGCTGATAATGTGTCTGTCGCCGTCTTTTATCTTTTCGTAACCAAAGAAATCTCTGACTTCGTTTATTGAGAATACTCCCGTTTGCATCATCTCTTTGGCAATGGTCGTTTTGGTTGAATTATTCGCAAAAAGTAATTTGTTTGCCGTCAGCTGAATTGAGCAACCTCTTATTATTTCCATTTTTGTGAATAGTTTATTCGTTATCTCGTTCGACAGTTGAACCAGTAACGGCTCTATGCAGATTTCATAAAAAGCATTGTATTCATCTTCCGTCGCTTCACCTTTTAAAATCTTTTCGCTTACACCAAAGTGCATTGTCATATATTCAATGGTTTGTTTTTGGTGTTCCGCATCAACTGTATAAGGTTGGATGTTCGTTTGAATAAAATCGGCTTTCGTATCTAATGCCCCGATTCCGTCGCCGTTTATTCCCATATAGGATTTTACAAAGTCGTCTTTTAATCTCGTTAAGTCTTTCGGGTTTAAATTGTTTGAATACTTTAATATACCTCTTAATTTCGTCGAGGCTTCAACTGCGTTTATCATCCCCTCGTCTATTGCTCTTAAAACTTCAAATATCGGTGCTAGCACTTCTTTTTGATTTGAGCCGAACAGGTCCGATTCGTTATAATGTCGGCGGATATGAATTAACTCATCATATGGTATGTAAACCTCAAAGCCGTTATTTTTAAATGAGAATTTTGCATATATTTCGGAATTAACATCTAAAAACTCTATTTGTCTGTAATTTATCGGATATAACCCGACAATACGATTATCTAAAACCCTCTTATACACAAAAACATTATTTGTATCTAATAACATTGAACAGATTTTATAAAAGAACTCGTATCTGTTCATATATTCGTTTGGTTTATTGCTTAGCAAAAATTCTAAATTGACAAAGTAATCAAATGTATTTACGCCGTCTAAACTTACAGTAGGTGTTAATTTTGCGACCTGACTTGAAATTCTGTCTATACAAGCACGATATATCAAGTTGTCATATTGATTATTTGAAAAATTTAAAAATCTCGGTGTAAACTCGTTTAGCATTTTCAACTCTGAATAGCCAACCGGTTTGTTTAACTCTTTGCTGAATATATTTTTAAAAAATTGCTTTATTCCCATTTTCGTTTCTTTTTCTATCTGTCTATAAGTCTTAAATATTCTGTCTTTTCATTCTGAAAACCGACATATGCATTTAACATTGAAGCGAAGCCGTCTATTCTTTGTCTTTGATTTGTTGTTTTTGTCGGTTGAATATTTCCGTTTTTATCAACATCAGCCATTACATTCGTTAAACACCATTTCGTTATTGGGTTATTGTTGTAATTGACTTTCTTACTCTTTAACTCATTTCCTAGTTGCATCATTGGATTTGATAATGTCTTTTTGCCTTGTATTACAGGTATTGATATTTTCCCGAAACATTCATCCATTGATTTTATAAATGATGTCGAACTCCAACTGTCATAACAATGTTGGTATAAGTAAACTTCATAATCCCTTTGCATTTCGCAATACCAACTTACAACGTCGTCATAATCGACCTTATTACCATTCGATAAACGAAGTAAGCCTAAATCGTACCATTTATCATACGGGATTTTATCTTCTCTAGTTCTTGTTTCCAGTAAATCTGACGGTAGCCAGTACATGGAATGCACATATATTGTTTCATCATTCGGCAACTGAAACAGCAAACAAGCACTTGTTAAGTCTGTCGTCTTTGATAAGTCCGTACCGCCAAAAGCGTAACTCGGTTTTAGCTGTGTAATATCAAAAGTTTTTCCGTTATCTATATCTTTAAAGTTTAACCATACCTCTGATGATGTTTCTCTTACGTTAAACTCTTTTGTAAGAACATTTTTTAAATAAAGCGGATTTGCTTTGGCTTTATCCACTTGTCTTTCAAGATAAATAAGGCTTTTTGATATGTTTAAATTCGGATTAGCTTTTATCCAACATTCTTTGTCCTGCCATTCGGAACGTTCGTCAAGTTCATATATGACCGGTAAAAAAGCATCATCTTTGTAACCGTCTTTATCATAATAGCCATTTATTACATCAACCGCTTCTTTATACTTATGATCATACAAGCCCTCACGAACAAAGCCGGCTGTTGATGTTAATAAAATTAGCGGTTCTTCTCTTGCTGAAACGCCGTCAGCAACAATATTGTATAATTCATCTGTTTGCCAAGCGTGTATTTCGTCGCAGTCAGCACAGTAAATATTTAAGCCGTCCTCTGTATTGCTATCGCTTGATAAAGCCTTAAATATACTGTCTTTTTCTTCAAAAATTAAAAGATTAACCCTACGCTTTACACATTTACTCAACAAAGGCGATTTTTTAATCATTGAATCGGCTTCGTTCCAAATGATTTTAGCCTGTTCCTTTTTTGTTGCAACTGAATATATTTCAGCTCCACCCTCGCCGTCCGCAATTAGCATATATAAACTTATTGCACTTGCTAATAATGATTTACCGTTTTTTTTTGCAACGATTAACATTGCTTCTCTAAAGCGTCTTTTATTTGTTTCTTTTTCTGTAACCCCAAAAATAGCACTTATAAAAGCTTTCTGCCATAACTCCAATTTTATTGAAGTATTAGCCCATTTACCTTTTGAGTGTTTACAAAAACTTTCAATAAAGACTATTGCGTGTTCGGCTTTGCGTTCATTATAAACCCATTTACTTTGTTCGTTTTCTAAATCTCTGACAAGTGCAAAATAAACTCTTTCAACTTTTTTACTTGTTTTTATTTTGCCTGTTTCTATTTGGGTTAAATATTCTTTTATGTAATTCATTTCGATAGTATAAACTTATTCAATGTTTCAGAAGCATTTAAGCCCTGTGGCTCTTTGTCAGCTGTGATAATATCAGTTAAAATTTTTACATCTGCTAAATATGTTTTTTTCATTTTATTGTAAGCATCTGCGATAGCAGAAATTTTTAAACCTTTTTGTCCACCACCATTATTGTATTCTTCAACTTGACCGTGTAACGCAATAACCTTTTCTAAATTCTTTAACTCGACTGTCATAAACGCTACTGATTCGATTAACTTGTCAACCGTCTTTTTTGTATCTTTATCTAAATCTTTAAAAATGTTTCTCAACTCTTTTTCAGATTTTTTTATCATTAAACTTTTTTCTGTCGGTGTGTAAAAATTTCTTTTTTGCTTACTGTCTAATAATCTTTCCTTTTCTATAATTGCTTCTAGTTCTTTTTTATTCATAATTTTTCAAAAATCCTTTTAATAACACTGTAAAAGGCTTTCTGATGAGCTTACAGAAAATAAATTTTAAAGTGTTATAATTTTGAGTTATCTGTTTCTCTTTGACTACCCCCTCTATAAACTACCGTGTGTTTTCTCCAAATCTTGGGGGTGCGGTCTTTTGGGTTGTCGGTTTTTACTTTAGGACGGGGGGTGTTTGGTGGGTGTCCTGTATCAAGTTACCCTCATCATCAAACCTCAAGCCGAATTTGGTGGCCGAATATTTTTCAAAGTGTTCTTTTTGGTGGCAGATATCGCAGAGCAATTCGAGATTATCGAAGTTCAGAGATATTTCGTGGTTGCTGATGTTATTTGGTGAAAGATATATCTTATGGTGAACCTGTTTTGAGTTCGGTTTACCACATCTTTCACAGATACCGAACTTTGATTCTATGTATGCGTTTCTGCATTTTTTCCATTTTGTGGAATTGTAGAAACTTTTAGCGAAATCTCTAGCCATAAAACCTTTAACACAAAGGGCAAGTTAAATACTTGCCCGAGTTTATACGTACAAAAATAAGAAGAGTTTAGCATACTTTTTGTTTAAGAGTGCCATTAAGATCATAAAGGCGACCGTTTTTGTGATAAATCCAGTTCATATTTGTTTTAGAACCTTTAGCGGATTTGAAGCTATGGTTGATTTTTTTTCTGTACTTGTTGAACAGTTGAATAGCTTGCGGACCTGTGCGACGTAGAACAGTTTTTGTGTTCAAGTTTTTATCAATATTTTTGATAATTGCGACAGGAGAACCACAACAAGAGCATTCATCAAGGAATAATAAAACACTTCTGAACGAATTATTTTTAACAGGAATGTCAAAAACTCTTGCAGAATGTTTTTTATTACAGCAGAAAATCAAATCTTCCATAGCCAAGCCCCCCATTATGAACGTGGCTTCAGCTTATAACTTGGAACGAATAACGCAACTTTATAACGCTATAAACTCGGCACCACAATGG